CCCTTCATAGTTTTGCCTACAAGCATCTGCCCATTGATGACAATAACCTAATGAAATCGAAACACTGGAAAGAATTATCAGATCTTATCGGCTTTAATCTCGTGTTTGACAATAATAAAGATGAATCTATTTTCGCCAACACCAACCACAAGTACGTGAATTTAATTAATTTAGCGAGATTGAAAGGCTTGTCCTTGCGCGACGCATGGAACACGGGACAAGAATTTATGATATGGTCAAAGTTGGATTTTATTGATAGGGCGATTACGGAATATAAAAAAGAAAATAACTTGTATGACTTTACCGATATGATTGTTGATTATGTAGAGGATTTTCATCCTACCTCTTTTGATGTTCTCTTCATTGACGAAGCCCAGGACATGCCGAAGATCCAATATGACATGGTACATAAACTAATTTCCCAGAGCAATGAAACATATATCGCGGGGGATGATGATCAGGCTATTTTTCGGTGGAGTGGGGCGGACGTGGATCAATTCATTAATTTAAAAGGAAATGTAGAGATTCTAAATAAATCTTATCGGTGTCCTCCGAGCGTCTATAGATTGGCGAATTATATCATTACTCGTATTCGGAACCGTCGTCCTAAAGAATGGCAGCCGAAGGATGAAGAGGGACATGTACACAGGATGACCCATTTGCGCCACATTGATTTATCGAAGGGAAAATGGCTCTTATTGGGACGTACCCGAAAAATAAGGAACGAAATGATTGAAGATTTTCTTTTTTCCCAGGGATATTGGTATGGAAGAGGGGAACATCGTCCAATCGCCCCTACCGTGTTAAGCGCCATTGATACATGGCAGCATTTACAAGCGGGGGAAACGGTTCCCCATAGCGACATTAAAACTTTGTACAGCAAAATTAAAAGTGGCACAGGGATAAAAAGGGGCTTTAAACGATTCAAGGAAGAGGAAAAGGATGAACTTTTTACATTAAAGGATCTTCAGGAACACCATGGATTATTGGTGGACGGGGAATGGTACGAGGTTTTGGATCGCCTCAAGCCTTCTGAGATAGCTTACTTACGCCGACTGGAACAATTGAATGAGGATATAAAGGGGGAACCTAGAATTCGTGTTTCCACCATCCATCAAGCCAAAGGCGGTGAATGTGACAACGTTGTTGTACTTTTGGATCTAGGTAAATTAGTTTATAGATCATATTTAAAGAACCCCGACGATGAACACCGTGTATTTTATGTAGCAGTCACAAGAGCCAAACACAATCTATACATTATTGAAGCGCAAAAACAGGAAGGATACAGACTTTATGAAGCCTCGTTCGAAGATGACCTGTAAAGAAATTCTAAATGACGCAAAAAAATTAATTGGTGGCAACCGCCAGAAGGATTATGGCGACAAGCTTACCAATCATCAGAACATTGCCGCATTGTGGTCGGTTTTCCTCCAAGTAAATATCACGGCACACGATGCGGCGGTGTGCATGGCTTTGGTAAAAATAGCACGGCTTATGCACCAACATAAAAAAGATAACTACATTGATCTAGCCGCCTACGCCTCTATCGCAGGAGAGATAGAGGAAAAAACAAATAGGCATGTATCTTTTGAATCAGAAGGCGAGAGACGAGGAAGAGAAACAGAACAATATATAAAGGAGAAAAATGCCCCGAATAAATAAAAACAATTGGATAGATCGAAAAAAAATGGATGAAGTCGTTTGTAAATGGTTTAGTCATGATGAAGATGGACATGTACATAGGATGACCCAAGAAGAAGAAGAACTTATTTATAATGGCCATCAACCTTTATATGACTATGTTTTAGATTTAGATAAATTTAATGATCTACCTTTAATAAAAGATCCTAGTCATTATAAAAATAAAGAAATAATGATTGGTCATTATATTCATCATTACATTGCATCTAGAAAATTAGGTAGAGAACCTCTGTTTCATAATTTTAACATACCCCATGAAGTAACAATAGTAGGTGAAGCTATATTAAGACATCCCTTAATGAAAAATATTTTAGGTGTTGAAGTAAAAATACCTCATGCTCATTTAAAAGGAAAATACTTATTTTATGATGCTGTTTTTTGTAGTAATGAATCTGGAGATAGTGGTCCAGAAGAATATTCAATTATAGATTACAAATACACTAGAAATTTAGATACAGTTGATCCTAATAAATATAATAGGGCTCAATGTTTATTATATTTAGAATCATGGCAAAAAAAAAGAAAGAAACAATTAATAGTAGATGATGTTGCGGGGGAAAACCCATATTTTTATTTAATTTTTTGTGATGGAAAAAATACTAAAACGTATGAATATCAAATCCACAGCAAAAATGGATTTAAATTAATATAAAGGAGAAAAATGACACAAAATAATTTTGGTTTTGTTCAGTCGGAGTGGGTTCCTCCAGAAACTCTCCCTGATCTATCGGATGCAAAAGTAATTGGGTTTGACCTGGAAACTTATGATCCGAAATTAAAAACAACGGGACCGGGATGGACATCCTCCACAGGGCATATTATTGGTATTGCCGTAGCCGTTGATGGATGGAAGGGATACTATCCCATCCGTCATGAAAATGGTTTTAACTGGGATCGGAAACGTGTCCTGTCCTGGATGAAAGATTTAATGAAAACCGATGCCATTAAAGTGGCGCACAACGCAGTTTATGACCTAGGATGGCTTCATACAGAAGGCATTAAAGTGAATGGACGGATCATAGACACTATGATCATGGCTCCTCTTCTTAATGAAAATAAATTTTCCTACGCCTTGAATACGGTGGGGAAGGACATGCTCAACGAATATAAAAATGAAACTAAATTAAAGGAGGCGGCAATTGAATTTGGGGTCAATCCCAAAAATGAAATGTATAAACTCCCTGCTATCTTTGTGGGAGATTATGCTGAACGGGATGCAGACTTAACTTTACGTCTGTATCATCATATGAAACCCCTCATTGAACAAGATAGCTTGAAAACAGTCTTTAATCTGGAAATGGATCTACTCCCTGTTATTTTTGAAATGACAAAAAAAGGAGTACGCGTCGATGTCGAACAAGCACAGCGTTATAAAAAAAGTTTTAAGAATACAGAAAAGAAGATATTATCTAGTGTATTGGAAGATACGGGTCTTGCAGTGGAAATATGGGCTGCTGAATCAGTGGCAAAAGTTTTTGACAAGCTTAAAATAAAATATCCTCGCACGGAAAAAACAGATGCGCCAAGTTTTACCAAGGATTTTTTATTGAATCATAAGCATCCTATCGCCCAGAAAATACAACGTGCCAGGGAATTTAATAAAGTACAGACTACATTTTTAGACACTATTATTAAACATGAACATAAGGGACGTATTCATTCCAACATTCATCAAATGCGTGACGGCGAATCGGGAACCGTGTCAGGACGGTTCAGCTACTCTAATCCCAACCTGCAGCAGCTTCCTGCCAAAAACCTTGAGATCAAGAAACAAATACGGGGACTGTTTTTACCCGAGGAAAATGAAATGTGGGGATCCTTTGACTATTCCCAACAGGAACCGCGCCTAGCTGTTCATTATGCCAGTAGACTGGAATGTGAGGGTGCCGAGGTCTTAGTAGAAGAATACAATAAGAATGCCGAAGCTGATTTTCATGAGATGGTGGCAAACATAGCGGACATTGATCGTGGACGCGCCAAGACTATTAATCTAGGGTTATTTTACGGAATGGGAGTTAATAAACTCTCTCAACAATTACAAGTGGAAAAAGACATCGCGAAAGAAATTTTAAAAGAGTATAATTCACGCGTTCCATTCGTGAAAGAGTTAGCGACTAGTGTGATGGGATACGCCAACAAAGAAGGGTATGTCTCAACACTTAAAGGTAGAAAATGTCGTTTTGAATTATGGGAACCAACCACATTTGGCGTTTATAAAGCGCTCCCCTATGATCAAGCTAAATTAAAGTATGGGGAACATCATCATTTAAAACGAGCGGGTACATACAAAGCACTCAACCGGTTAATCCAGGGATCAGCCGCCGA